CTAATAGTTCTTGTGACATTTAAGTCTCCTTGTTAAGATTAAAGACCTGCCAGGCGCTTGAGGTCAATCACGTTGCTGCGATCTTCCGACACACTGGGAACAGTATTTTTATCACCAGTTACTGCGGTGACAGATTCTGCAATTACTTTACGGGCTTTTACAGATCTATCTTCCAACACTGCTGGTAGATACTTTTCAAAAGCATTTTTCAAACGAGGTGTTTGAACGCTTTCGAGTAAATTACGCATGACTTCTTGCTTTTCCTTGTTTAAGGGACGTAGCAATTCATCCAAGGTGCTTTCGCGCTCATTGGATTCACGGATCATACGCAGTTCACGTTCTTTTGACTCCACCACGGTCTTTGCAGTACGGGTGATGTCGATTGCTTTACGCAATTTCTGATCTTTCTCAGCAATAATGTCATACAGTTTACGGACTTCTGCCTTCTCATTGAGATGGGTAGCACCGAACTCTGCTGCATACGCTTCGAAGATTCTGCGACCAAAATTGTTCTCGCGAGCAATTTTGATGTCTTCTTGTAACTGATTCAACTCAGCCTTGAGATGACGACTAACAGCTTGACTCATCTTCTCAGCAGATTCTTTTACAAATCGTGCTTTGAGTGTTTCAAGTTTGCCACGTGCTTCACGTACCAGACGCACTTTTGTCTCTACGACATCGCGTTTGTCTTTGGCGAATTCTGTGATTTCACGTGCCAATGCTTGCACCACGAAGTTTTCAAGTTTTGACACTCCTTCGGTGTGCATTTTGCGGTCTTTGCGCAATTCGCCAATTTCTTCTGCAAGTTTAGAGACCATAAAGTTGTTGAACTTTGTGGCTGACTCTTTCATTTTGCCTTGGAACTTGACGCGATCTTCCGCCAGTGCTTGCTTCTCAGCAGCCACTTGCGCAATTTCTGCGGCCAAACCTTCTGTTACCATCTTGTCTAGGGCTTCTACCATTACTGTCTTGTCATGCTCGTAGCGTTGTGCAAACTCTTCACGTAGTTCTGCACGTACCTGTTCACGGGCTTCGTTTAGTTTTCCTTCCCAAGCTTCGTTGAGTTCTTGACTAACGTCTTCGTTAATTAGGCCACTATCAAGCAGGGGTTTAATTGCATCAAACATGCCTGGTTCTCCTTAGATTTTGAGATCCCGAATGAGTCTTTTAACTTCATTCTTTAGGTATCTCTGCACTTTGTCGCTCTCGCCAGATTCCCTTGCCATCTCCATCAGTTTATGACCGTGCTTCATGTTCATGAGACCTTCATAAATTGCTGTTGGATAAGCATTGGGTGCGCTGGGTTGTGCAACCACATCTATAGTGACAATTTCAAAGTCACTTACATGTCCTGTTCTGTCGTCTACGTTACCGCTGCCACGACTGCTGACGCCAAGTTTTACACCTGACGTGATCAGCGTTTTAATCAATTCTCCCATGGGAGTTGGCAATATCTTCAACTTACCGCAACCAGCATGTCCGTCCATCCACATGCCTTCAACTGTGTGGCACACACGATCCAAGTTAATCTTTAGATCATCTGGATGGTCCACTTCACCTAAAACGGAGTTACCGTTGTGGATCTGTTCGTTGATGGTTTCTACTGCCTTGATAATTTCGTGTCGAGGGTAGATACGCTCATTTGCATTGCGCTTGTCGCCTTCAATGCAAATGCCTTTGAGGTAGAGATTCTTTTTGCCATGCATATCAGCCTCTTCCAAGACTTGGATATTGGCCTGGCTAAAAGTAAGATCTTCTCTTAGGTATCTAGATGACATCTAATTAACCCTTACGTCCTGTGGGAAGTGGGCTCTTGTTGTTTTGACCTTCGCTGTTGGCGCCCATTTTAGGCTTTGGTGCTGCTGAAGGCTTTTGTGTGCCTTGTGCAGGTGTGTTACCAACTTTGCCGATCAATTCTTTTGTGTTCATACTGTAAGCAGATGTGTCATGATGTCCACCTTCGGCTGCACCAGTGTGAACTGGACGGCTAGCCATGCCAGCTTGTCCGCTGTTGGCTGCGTAGGTAGACTTCTTGTTCACGCCGCCTTCTTCACTGGTAACTGGCTTTGGGGCTGCTTTAAGACTAACAGCTTCCATCATGCCTGGTTCCATTTCGTCAGTGTCGTCCATTTCAATGGCATCGCCGCCTTCGTCAGGACCAAAACCGTCGCCATCGCCCATGAGGTCTTCAAATTCGGCCATCAACTGGTCCAATTTGTCTTCTAAATTCATGATGTCGTCTTTGGTTGCAGGTTCGTCGCTGCCACCTTCTTCGTCGCCCATGCTAAATTCTGCTTCTTCGCCGTCGTCACCAACGTCGATGTCTAATTCTTCTTCTTCGCCTTCGCCTTCCATGTTCATGTCAGATTCTTCTTCCATTTCCACGTCGTCGATTAGGTCGTCAGCAGCGTCGCCGCCCATGCCTTCTTCGAGGTCTTCGTCGGCTGATTCTTCAATATCTTCAGCTTCGTCGAGCTCTTCTTCAGCTTCTTCAGCCATGATATTTTCATAGATTTGACGGCTTTTTTCCACAACGATGTCGTGGAATAGTTCGCGGGCTTTCGCCTCTTCGTCATTGATTACATATTCAATCAATTGTTCAAAACGGTTCATATGGGAAACTCCTATAGGTAAAGTGTGCTGTTATTTACACACAAGGAGAAAAACACCAGGTTTAAGAGGTGAAAAAGGCGTATAAATGTAAAATTTATTACATCGCCGGCGCGGCAGGGGGAGGTGCATACTGTTTGCGCACCAATTTAAGTTTTTCTTTAAACTCATAAGTTCTCACATCATTCATTTTTCTCAACTTGTTGAGTTGACGTAATGTGAGACGGCTTTTTCGCAAGTCGCCCTCTTGCGGCTGACTGTTGTCTTGTGACAAGTCTTGAAACGCTTCGGGATCTTTGTGAAAGAATTCAGTTAACAGCATGTTGTTATTTATACTGCACCAGGGGCAGGAGCAGCACCACCAGCAGGCATTGCGCCGCCAGGAACCACAGGCACAGGGCCAGCACCTGCAGGAGCACCGGCACCGTTTGCAGCCATACCAGCAACTTCTTCACCAGTTTCAATATCAGCTTCCAGCGCACCCGGAGTAATACCAATACTGCGCATGTCTTGCCCTGCATTGGTTTCCAGTTCTGGCTCGTCGCGTTCTTCGCGCCACATTTCTTCGTTTTCTGCAATTTCTTCTTCGGTCAGTCCCAAGAAACGTTGTAGCATAAAACGCTTGCTCATGTAAGGCAGTTGTTCCAACTGTGTGAATGCACCAATACGAGTCATATCCAACTCGCTTTGACGATAACTTGCAAAATTTTGAGGTGCGTTAAACTTCAAATTAAACAGGCTTGAGTCTATGTTAAACCCACGCCATTTCATAAACATCTTGAATTCGTCGTCGAGTTTTTGCACAATCAGTGACTGCAGACGTTCGCAATACTGATTAAATCTGTACTCTTGAATCAGTGCTGTGCCCACTTTTCCGTCAGTCATTGCACGATCTGAGTCGTCTGGTCCTGTGGGCAAGTAACTTGACGGCACACGCAGGCCACGGGCCATTTTGTTGTTGAAGTATTTCAAGTCATCAATTTCGCCTAGGTTTTGCCCGCCTTGCAGTGTATCTACACTGCTGCCGCGGCCGTCTGCACCTTGAGGAAAGAAGTAATCTTCGTTGATGCTGAGTGGGTTGTAACTTGCATCCATCATGTTGTTGCCGCCACCTGTCATTGTGGGGATTCTACGCTGGTGCATTTCATTTTTTACACGTTCCACAAACGCCATGGCCAAGTGACTTGGCATGTTGCCCACGTCAATTTTAAAAATTCTGCGCTCAGGAGCACGGCTCACACGATAGATCAGCACAGCATCTTCCAGCAGTTCTTTCTGCTTGAATACTTTGTAAATCTGTTCTAGGATACTGCGTCCAAAAGGCCAAAATACATCTAGTCCTTCGTTCAAACTCAAGTGCACCACATGCTTGGCATCCAAGCAAACTTCGTTCATGGCAGTCATGAATCTGCTGTTGCCCACTCCACCACCAGTGCCGCCATTGGGCATGGTGTAGTTGGCATTGCCTGAAATAGTACCGGTCACAGGGTTGGTCATGTAGTCTGTAGTAGTCTTGGCTGCCACAGTCATGTTTTGGAAGTTGGGGTTGATGTCACGAATCACATACTGCTCAGGACGCTTGCCTTCTGATTCGTTCACAATCACACGAGCCACTTTGCTCATGTCCACCCACATCATTTCAAATGTTTCTGGGTCACGCACAAACACTTGATCGCCATATTTGATGGTGTTGCGGAACAGTTTAAAAATGCGCTGGTCCAGCTTGTTCAGCTTGACCCACTGTTGCAACTGTTTCTTGATAATTGAAACTTCGTTGTCTGTGGGCTTGTCACGATAATCAACTTCAAACGGTGTGCCGTTTTGCTCGTTCATCTGTGTGGAGAACTCAGCAATGATGTCCAAGCATGCATTAATTTCCGAATCCATGTCCATGTTCTCGTACTGATTGTAGCGTTCAATACGATTGGGGTGTCCTGAATAAACTTCTGGCAGTCGGCTGGCATAATTGCGGAAGATAAAGTCTGCAGGCATGCCTGTGTCTGTACCGTCATTTTTGGTGTAGCCTGGCAGACCAAATTGGTTCCTGCCTGAAATTGGGCTCATGACACCTGTGGTGTCTGCTACCTTAAAATATTTGCGCCAGCCGGGTTGTTTAGAATCTGCCATAGTTGATTATTTATTGTTAGTTGCTGGCTACCTGTGCTAATCGCTCACTGGCAGTGGCAGTAGCCTGCTGGCTGCGCCGAATATCTTCCAACAATCCCACCATTTGTTGTTGCAGTCCGACATCGTTGCGATTTTTCAATTGTTCAACCATTTGGCCAATATTGGTCACTGCTGATTTGAATTCATCACCTAAGCCTTCTTTGAGAGTCTGACCAATCTTTTCTGCAGCTTCTTTATCAATTTCCAGCTTGGGCATAGTGCCCAGCAGCGCAGATGAATTTATTGACGCAGGTGCAATATTGTTTTTGATGTCATCAATCTGTTTGAGTATTTCTCCTTGGCTGTCAATCAATTCTTTTTGTGCAGGCCCGGTGTTTGACATGCCTGACGATAAGTCTGCATAAGCAGTTTTAAAATCAGGCATATTGCCTGATTTGGCATCAAGTTTCAGTCCACTGGTAATGCTGTCAATTACCTTGAGCATTTGCTCTTGTGTATTCAGCATTTTTTTCTGCGATTTTTCACTGTTGACCATGTTGAATAACTTGGTCAAATCAGTATTTTCTTCTTGGTTGAGCACACGCTCGCCCTTGTGTAACTGTGCAATGATGTCTTTGGGTTCAAACAGTGATCCGATTTCTCCTGATGTACCGTGGGCTCGTCCAGGTATGTTATTGGGATTATTAGGAATATTACTAGGACGTTGCATTGCTCTTGGCAACTCATTGCCCGGTTGCTGTTGCTGATTTTGCTGATTCTGCGGAGGTGTTGGCTGATTCTGATTCTGCTGATTTTGCTGATTCTGCGGAGGTGTTGGCTGATTCTGATTCTGCTGGCTCTGCTGTTGCATGTTTTGCGAACCTCGGCGAGCACGTTCTACACGTTCAGTTTCTTCCTTGATTAAACGGTCTACCACTGCTGGATCCATCCATGACGGATACTGATTACGAGTCGGAATTCGTTCAGAAGGCTTTGTTCCAGCAGCTTTGCTAAAATCTTCACCCACTTTCTTTATCATGTCATGATAAGCGCCTTCAACTTTTTTCAACATTTTAGCAGTGGCATCCGGTAGTCCAGTATTCACCCAGTTTTGAAAAGCCAACATGGTGTCGTTTTGCATCTTGCGCAGTTTGGCCTGATCATCTAACAGTGTTCCGGTGTTGTCAATCTGTCCTTGTTGTTGTTCTCGCGCTTTTTTCATCAATGCCGCAAAATCTTTGCTGGATAAAGAAGCAGCATTCATTGAAGTAGAATAGTTCAATGAGAAATCTTCAAGCACCCCAGCTTGTGCTGCAGGGCGCATTTTTTTACCAAATTCACCAGTGGCTTGAAGCATGTTTTGCATGCCTGCATCAAGCATTTCTTCTGACCCTTTGTACATGCCAGACTTGATATTGTTGATTTGCTTGAGCATTTCTCCTTGTGTGCCAATCAAACCTTTTTGTGATGCATCTGTGTTGACCATGCCTGATGCCATGTCTGCATAAGCAGCAGCCATGTCTTTGCCAGCTGCTCTGGCAACTTGCAGACCTGTTCGTAGTTGGTCTGCTTCTTTGGTTTTGCCTTCAGCGACCAACTGATCTATAGTGGCCGCAAAGCGTTGATTGCGCATGGCTTCTTCGAGAGCGTCTTCTTGTTGCTTGCGACTGATACCAGTGACTTTGGTCAGTGCGTCTTGTTCTTGAATATACTTGTAGGCTGCTGTGCCCATTGCGCCATAGTCTTTGGTTGCACCCAGTGCCAGTCGACTTTGAATTTTAGCATATCCCAAGGCCGCTTCGGCTTGTGCATCTTGATCCAGGCCCAGTTTCAGCAACGATGTTTCGTACTTTCGCAGGTCCTGGCCCAGGTCGGCAAATTGTTTTCTGCCATCCAGTACTGTGCCGCCCATGCGAGCCAGGTTCTCAGTGCTTTGTCCTACTGCTGCAAGAAAGCGATCTAATTTGTTGACGTTTAAACCTAGTTTCTGAAAGTCCTGTGCTAGACCTTCAATACCATCTGCACCCACTGCACCGCTTTCGGCCAATTTACTAAATGCACCGTACAATGCATCGCTTTGCTCGTTGGCTGCTTTTGTTAGTTCAGCGCCTTGTTTTAAAAACTGTGTGGTTAAAAAAGTTAATCCAGCAACCACACCTTTGATCAATGCGCCACCGGGTACCAGCAAACTCAATCCTACGGCTGCGGTTTGTGCAGCATCAACCATTCTGTCAATGGAGTTGTTGAATACTGCGGCACCTTTTTCGCCGCGATACATAGCCTTGGTATAATCGCCCACAGCGTCGGCCAAATTGCCCATGATGCTGGTGGCTATTTGAACTTTGAATCCAAAGTTTTGTATGCCGGTTTGTGCTTCCAGCAATCGTTGATTGGTTTCGGGCAAAATATACCCAAACCGGCGCATCTGTTCGTTGACTTCTTCTGTGATCCTAGCGAGGTTTTCTTCTGGCGTCATGGCATTGTACCTATAAGTAGAACTATATTTATAGGTATCAAAATGACCCAACTATCCAACCCGCTACGACAATTTTTTAGACAACCTGCAATCTATTTGAAATTGCCCAGTGCTGGAAGATTTTGGCCTGCAGGCTCTTTGGACTTGCCAGACAATGGAGAATTGCCAATATATCCAATGACCGCCATTGACGAAATAACTTATCGCACTCCAGATGCTTTGTTCAATGGTCAAGCAGTGGTCAGTGTAATACAAAGTTGTGTGCCTGCTATTAAAAATGCTTGGCATGTACCCAACATTGACGTCAGTCCGCTGTTGATTGCCATACGTATTGCCAGTTATGGACATGACATGAGTTTGAATACCACATGTCCTGCATGCAGTCACGAAGAAGAATATTCTGTAGACATGCGCACAGTGCTGGATTATATCAAATCACCAGATTTCAGCCAAACTGTAAACTACGGTGATTTAGAAATTATTTTTAGGCCGGTCAACTACGAACAACAAAATCAAAGCAGTATTTCGCAATTTGAACAACAGAAAATTTTGGCCGCATTACCAGCATCTGACCTGCCAGACGAAGAAAAAATGAATCGATTAACACAGGCCATGAAAGTCATCACAGATCTCACAATAAACATTGTGAGTCAAAGCATTGCAGCCATTAGAACACCTAACAGTGCTGTTACAGATGTGGTACAAATTGAAGAGTTTTTAAGAAACTGCGAAAGCAAAATTTACAATCAAATCAGAGAACATGTGATTTCTTTGAGACAACAAAGTGAAATACCGCCAATGAAAATCAAATGCTCTGAATGTGAAAATGAATTTAATCAGCCTATAGATTTGGACATTGCAAATTTTTTCGCATCCGCCTCCTAATCTCTTCTCCTGATCAAATCAGTTCATATGTAGACAGCCTAGATAAGGAGGCTGAACAAATCCGAGCAGAAAGTTTGCGATTGTCTTGGTACATGCGTGGCGGCGCCAGTTACAATGATGTCATGCAAATGAGTTCCATGGAAAGAAAATTGATCAGTGAGCTGGCCAAAGAAAACATTGAGACTACAAAGAAATCTAACTTGCCGTATTTTTAATGGATAGAGAAACTGTTACTGCTGATATCTTGGCCTGGAGTGAAACTTTTGTAGAAGTTCCACATCCTAGTCTAGGTGGCTGGCCACCATGTCCGTTTGCACGGCAAGCACGATTAAATCGTACCATACAAGTGTTGACTGGTGCAGATCCTTACTTTGATCTGCGCAACCGAGCAAGATGGGGCATGGGTGCATATGAAGTCGTTGTGTACGCTTATGATCCTGCGGATTGGCCATACAGTCGTTTCCATTCAGCCATAGAAGCGGCCAACACAGAATTTTTGTTGTCACGCGACTTACTTGCACTAGAAGATCATCCTGAAGATGTAGAAGATGTCAACGGTGTAATAATGAATCAAGGCAAGTATGCACTGGTGTTGGTGCAAAGTCTCAGCAAGTTAAACACCGCCGCAAAGCAAATAGGCGCAAAAGGCTTTTATCATACTTGGCCCGAAGAATATCTAACTGGACTATTTAGACATAGACAGGATCCCAGATGAGCAGTTATCAGTTTGCAAGAATAGATTTGAGCAAGACCAACTACCGAATAAACGTAGAATGGATGTACATGTCACATCCAGATATTCCTGCACTCAACGCTATCTATAAAACTTATTGTACATACAAACGCTTTGCCAGTGTGATGCCCATCTTTGATTCAAGATACACAGACCCCATGACTGATGTCATCGGTTACTATGACAAAGCCCGATTAGTCGCGTTTTCTTTAATTAAACGCTATGACGAACACAATGCCTTGTGTGATCAGTTTGCATGGACTTATCACGATCCTAAGTTAAGACTAGGCATAGAAACAATGAAAACCGAGTGTGCCATATACAAAGAACGAGGGTTCCGGTACTTGTATCTTGAACAAGCACACTTGTACAAAAGCGAAATAGACGGATTTGAAATCTTAGGACCACTGGAGTAACACATGGATTTATATACAATTTGGGCAGACAAAGAAGGAGACATCTCAGACATTGACTGGGTCAACGGAATGAAAAGTTTCTTTGATCATTTGGTCGAAGAAGGACGCATGGAAACCTATAGAATCACACGTTGCAAAATGGGATTCCGTAGCATTGCTGACATGCCTGAATGGATGATCATCATGGAGTTCAAAGACATGGGTCAAATGGATTCAGCATTTAAACGTGTTGCCCCACTCAAGGGCGATCTTGAAACCAAACACAAATCATTCAATCAATTCGTAAGTGGTAATATTCAACATGCATTGTTTAGAGATTGGCCAGATACCAACTTAGACGATTAAAGATCTCTAGCGAGATCTGTTGATTTCACTTCGTTCATCAACGTATTGTCTTTTCAGTATCATCTAGATACTGTGGTCATAATTCACCGTATACACGGTGAATTGAATGCATCATCTGAGTGACCGAAGTCATCTATTGTAATGAGATTGTTGTTTCCAACACGGAGGCGGTTGACCGGTACCCCCTACTCAAGCTTCACATATCAACGGAACCCTAGTAACCCGAAATAGATCCAAGTCCTATAAGCAGGGGTTGCTTTTTCTCATTGCCCCAACCATTTGCTGCCTTAAGTTAACAGTTGCCTTTGACGCCCAAGTCCGGACCGGGTATCGCACCGTTCCTCAATGGGGCTGAGTCATAACACTCAGCACAGAGTCGTGATTAAATTTTATCTTTGATGTGTGAGCCATGTACACGTACTTGTATATGGCCGTTGTAATAATCTGCTGATTCCAATACCTTCCTACTGAATTGCTCTCGGGCTTCAACATAACTGCATTCTGCCTTTGATTTGCAATAGTAAAGTATCTCTCTGGAGAAGTTTTCGGTGCCTAGTGTGATTACATCTGCGGTTAATTCTGGGCTTGACCCATAGTACTCACGCCAGTCTGAATCGACTTTGGTTCGTATCTTTTTCCGCTTCTTTGTGCCGTTCTTTTGTTTTACTGTCTTGTACGTTGTTTTACTGAATTTTGCTAATTTTTTGCCTATGTACTTGCGTCCAGATAGATTATTTGTAATTAGATAAACAAATCCCACACATTCTTCAGGTAGAGTCTCAACTGGGGTGTCTTGATAAAACCATGTCATGTGAGTTTTTGGAAAATGCCTTTCGTGTTATAGTTATGCTGCCTTAGTATAATTGGAGATTTTTCAAGAGATTTTGATTTTCGTATAACATGCCTAAATTGTAGCGATTTTGCTGTTCGTTGTATTGGCTTAGATAGTTTAATTCTTGTTGTCTGCCTGTAGCGGTGTAATCATCGCCTAACCCAAAATGCACAACTCCTGTGGGCTTTAACCCCAGTCGTTCGCACCAATGACTCTGTTGATCTAGATATTTGTTGACCATGTAGTCTACAGGAAACTGCTGTATTAGACTCAGTGCAAGGCCAGCACTGAGTCGGTTGCAGATGTTTTCATCGTTGCTCATCTGCATGGGATCGCTGGGCTTTTGTTTCAACATACGCACAGCAATCTTGGCTGTTTGCACAGGAAATGTTTTGCTGAGACTGAATGTTATTTCTTTGATACAGTCTGCACTCAAGTCAATGTCTACAACATTGTTGCTGTTGGGCAAGTAGATAAAGTCCACCAGCAGGTCAACACCTTGACGATTGCACTGTTCTACCAACCACTTGAAACGTTCGTGTTCTTGACCTGTGAGTGCAAATGGCAAGCTGCATATACACGCATCGCCAGGCTGTATGTCAAAGTCGTCGTCAATGTATTTCCAACGGAATCCAGCTTTCTGCCAGATCTCCATGTGCCACCAGTAGTCGCCACGAAACACTCGCAGTCGTTTGTCTTTGTGCATCATGTACCAGTTGAGAAATGATTCTTGTGTGCCTTGTGAGAAACCCACATACCGGAACTGATCCAAGTTGTGCAGACGGTACGCTGTGCCAGAAGCAATCCATTTAGGAAACGCTTCTTGAAACTTGTCAACAATCCAACAGTCTCTAAGATGTTCACTAAGGCTGAGACTGTTTACAAAATCAATCACTGCTGGATCTTTGACGGCATTGCCACTGCTGAATATGCTGTGGCTTCGTGCTCGTACTTCCCAGAACTTGGAGTTTTTGGGATAGGCCCACACAAACTCGCCGGGCGTGTCCAGGCAGTCCTCGGCACTGGCCTTGGCCAAGGCCCAACTGATTCGCCGTATTAGATTGATTTGTTCAGCAGTCTGCATGCTCTCACGTAACTTTCGTAATCTTGTTGCCAGTCAGGATCATTGCGGTTGATCTCATGTCTGGTCTTCAATATCCATTTTAGCACAGGCAGTTCAAATTCTATGTGCCATGTGCCATTCTTACCAAAGAACAAACACTTGTCTATCACAAAGCCATCCTCACAGTGGTATGCACTGTGCCACTTTAGTTCTTCTAATTCGTAGCCGTCAACTTCAATGCTATCCAGTTCGCAACTGCGATCCTGAACAATCGCACCATTGTCAACTACAGTATCTGTTGACGGATCTTTGCCGTAATGTTCAATGCGCAACTTGATTTGATTGTCCACAGGATGGCATTGTACAGTGATCAACGGACACACAGGATTTTCAAACACCACAGCATCATTGATGTGAATGCGTATGCGTGGCAACCCATTGCAGTCTTGTATATTTTTAAATTTCAATGCTAAGTTCATGGCGACAAAAAGTTCTAAACAAATCCCAGTGTTGATACACACGGTTCACACAAATACGATTTACAAACAAGGCAGGATCAAAGTCCAGTTGATACGACTTCAGCAGTTCTCTACGATTGTAGCGATCCCAGGTGCTATCGCCAATGCCAAAGTTCACGCTGTTGGTGGGCTGTAAGCCAAACACTTTGCAAACAGTTTTGTATTTACGTTGACGACTGGTATAAATCCAGTCTGGCTCAAATTTATCTAGCAATATGTTGCCTATCAAGGCACCTACGTTGTTGTTGTATCCTATGCTGTGATGCAGTTTCTGTCCATCAAATGTGCCTGCTCGTGTGTATCGCATGCCTATTCGGGCAGTGCCCACGGGCCAAGCCTTGCTGAGACTAAACGCCACAGTGTCAATGCAAGTATAACGCAAATCCACAGACAAGTCATGACTAATGGGCCAATAGCACAGATCTAGCAGCACCGGAATGTTCTGTGCATCACATATGGACATGATTCGATCATAGTTTTCAACTGGTGCCGCAGTGTCGCAAAATGGCACACTCAATACCAGCGCATTGCCGGGCAACAGCGGATCGGATTCTGTAATAAAACTCCAATCAACATTGCCGCTGATCCAAGTTTTGATGTGATAAAAATATTCGCCTGTGAAGCAACGAAAGCGTCGATGCCTGTGTCTAAAGTAAAAACTGTCAAAGGCCTGTGTGCTGCCTTCGCTGTAGTCTGGCTCGTATTCCTCCAACCCCACAATACTATTGGTGCTGTGCCGTTGAATCCAACCAGAGAATCGTTGTTCTAATCGTCTGAGTTGATCACTGCTGTTAGCAGCACGTACCACATCGTCAGAATTGATTGATGCAGCCAATAGGGTTTCTACAGCAGGATCTCTATCCACTCTGCTGCCAATGTAGTAGCCGTTGACAGCAGATCTCACTGCCCAAAAGTCAGCATTGGGGTTCTGTGCCTTGGCCATGCAAATAGCAAACTGTCTGCCTATGTGTTCCATACAATGTCCGGTTGTGCCTGTATCCAGGCCTTGGTTTGTGCCAGCAACTCAACATCACTTTGAAAAATAGTGTTGTCCAAGTTTACTGCTAGACTCTTGCGTCGTTGTATAATGTATTCCACAAACGGTGTGTGGAAGTTCAGTTTCCAAATGCCGTTGTGTCCCAGGTACAAGTTGGGTGTGATGCTGGGCGGCAGTTGATGTCCTTGATCCAGTTGTTGTTGATAGTACACAGGATTGTACACAGGATAAAAGTGTGCTTGCCGCAGTTCATCCATGCTGAATGCAATGTCATCTATGCCAATGCCCCGGATCTCAACATGCTTGTCAATCACAATATTACCTGTATCGTCTAGCACATGATCATGATCTTGTTTGTTGTAGTGGCTGATTACCAGTTCGTGGAACCCGGGCGCAACACCCACAGTGGCTGTGATGTGTTCTTGTGCTGGTCCATCAAAGAAAGGCGCACCTTCGTCTATGGTACAACGTATGTGTGGCGCACCCAGTCTAGTTTCGCAGTGTAAAAAGATCTCAATGTTCATTCAAGATTCTTTCATACTTGTTGCGGATAAAAGTCAACTGATCGTCGCCTTTCCAGAATGTATATCCCAGGCTGATGGCCAGTTCCTGTGCTTCAATCCTACGTAGCACACGTTCTTTGTAGGTGAGTTCAGTGTTGTGTTTGTGCATCCAAAACACATCGTTTGGTCGCTTGCCATCCACACCCACAAGATTGAACCGTTCGGGATTGAGGTACACAGGTGTGCCTTCGCCTATGGTCAGGCTGGTACCAAAGTTGATGCCCATCAAGGTGCCATCTGCTACATAGCGTTGATATTTTCTCAGCAAGTCCAAGGTCTCATCAAAGTCCTCCCGAGTCTCACTGGGCCAACCCACAATCATCAAGAAGTACAGTTTGATCTTGTAACGACTGGCCATTTGCACAGTAAAGTCCAAGTCTGCACTGTTGAAGCCCTTGGCCATTTCTTTGCGCACACGGTCTGATCCTGTTTCCACACCAATCAACAAGGTGTCTGCGCCGCCACGACTGATCAATGTCCAGTCCTCTTCGCGCCACTGATTGGGCTTGCGCACAATGTACATGCCGCTGTATTTCAGTGTGCGGTCCGGTAAGCCATTTTGCTCGTAGTATTCAACCAGTCTGCGATTGAACTGTCTAAAGTCCGTTAAATCACCGTTGATCAAACTGTCATTGAAGTAGTAGTTGGTTGTGCCATGTTGATGATAGTAACCTACACACTCTTCAAACAATTGGTCTCCGGGCTTGCTGCGAAAGCCACCCGCATACACAGGCCAGTCACAGAACGAACAACTTCGCACACAACCGCGGCTGCTTTCCAAGGGCAACTGCCCATCTGAATAGCCACTGTGATATGCACAAATGTCATGATCTGAGAAGTCGTATGCAGGAACTTCGCTCATTGAACTGCGTTCAGCAAACGAATCAGAGTTGATGCCAGGAAAAGTGTCATTGCCACGCAGCAGTTCAGGCAATGCTTTTTCTGCTTCGCCTTGGATGTAATAGTTTATGAGACCTGCATTTAACAATTCTTTGGCAAAATAAGGATTTTCATTAAAGCTGGTATTCTCACTTTTGATCATGCCTTGACCACCTATCACAATCTTGGCAGTAGTTTGTGTTCTCAAGTGCTTGATAAAGTCTCTGGCAAAGTTTTGACATTGCCAAGTAAAGATACTGATCAAAATCCAAGCAGGTCGTAATTCTACAATTTGTTGCACCCATCCAGACACAAACTCGTTATAACTGTGTTCAGTAGCAGGACTTAACTCAATGTTGTCGTTGTACAAATATCTATCAAGTTCTTGAAACTGTTCTGCACCGTAGTCCACAGCAAAACGATTGAAGAAATCGATATTGATATCCAGCAAACGATTGCTGTAATTGTGTGCAGTCAACAAACTTTTAATCAGTGCAGTACCTGCACTGGGACGACTAGGCGCCATTCTGGGTATATTGACAATAACCGCATCCATTTATGCAATATCTACATCCGTATTATAACTGGTAAAGCCATTCTCTTTTACAACTCGTAGAATGTTTTCTACACGACTGGTCAGTTCATCTCTGTGTGATACCAACCAAATTGATTTGTTTCGTTCTCTTGTCATTTTCTTCAGCAAGGCCAACGCATTTTCTACACCTTGTGTGTCCAAACCAGAATCGATCATTTCGTCAATGAATAGTATATTAATGGGGTGATACAAACTTTCCCACACATCTCGAAATGCCCAGCTCATACTCAAAATAAGTCTATTACGTTCACCACGACTCAAATTGTCAAAGTCCAGTTCACGTCCAAGTTCTTCAATGCTTACACTTAGATCATTTTGAAACTTTACTGTGTGTGGTAAACCAATTCTATCCAGATACCATGTGAGTCGACTATTCAAATAACTTAGATTTTGATCAATGATTTTTTTGCGCACAAATGAATCTTTGCTGGTCAACAATTTCAACAGAAACTCTTGATGGTCCTGTATTCTAGTAAGATTATTCAAGTGATCATAACTCACAACTTGCAATGCTTGCCCCTGCATGTCTGAAATTTGTTCATCATAGGGATCTACATCATTTGTTCTAGCAGCCAGGTCTTTGCGCAGTGTTTCTACAGTGTTGCGATGATTCAATGCCTGCTCCAAGGTGTCATAAAACACTGTGGGTGCTGTGCCCAACGCACCCAGTTGATTCAATGTGGCCGTGTGTTGTTCACGTTGTGTGTCATTGGCCAACAACTGCAATGCAGTGTCTTGCAGTGTGGACAGTTTGCTGGCACGTATTTCATCTTGCTTGGTGTCATGCAAGTCTTGACCGCAAGCATAGCATTGATGATTGTCTAATGCTTCAATTTCTCGACGGAGTTTTTCCAGCAGTTTGTTTTGTTTTACGTCATCTGCGGCAATTTGCCGAATCCAGTGATTGGCCTCATCAATGGCTTTTTTCTTAATGTGAAATGCTTCCAAATCTCTATGTGCTTGTACTTCAGCATCAATGTCGATATGTTCCAAATCTCCAATGGCCTGTGTTAACTTACCTACATCCTCGTCACGTTTAGCAATCCATAACTTCTGGCGTTTGCGCAGGCTTTCGATCTGTTCTTCAATGCGTTTGTTGGCTTCTTGCACGGCACGTATACGGAATTCTTCTTGTGTGATAGCGTCCTTGGTACCACGGTTGAGTTCTTTGATGCGTTCAGCACGTTCACTCAACATGGTAATGCCCAACAACTGCTCAATTATGGTGCGTTGGTCATTGGCTTTCAAACTCAAAAACGGTTCAGTGTAGGTGTTTAGTGCCAGGATGTGCTTGAACATGTCATGGCTCATACCAAACACACGCTCAATGGCATCCTGTGTTTCTCTGCTGTCGCCTTGTGCATCATCACTGGCACTTTGTTCTTCACTGTCCACATAGAAGCGCAACACATTGGGCTTGCGTCCACGTTCAATCTTGTATGTTTTACCATTGACAGCAAAGTCCAGGCTGACCAACATGCCCTTGCCATTGGTTTTGTTCACAAGATTGTCCTTGCGAATATTGCTGAGTGCTTGCCCATACATGGCATAACTCAACGCATTGATGATTGTGGTCTTGCCTGTGCCGTTACGACTACCATCGCCGCCCAAGTCCAGGTTCTCGCCCAATACCAGCGTTAGATCTTGACGGTCAAAATCAATGCCTTGTGTGGCGTTGCCCACACTCATAAAGTTTCGAACAGTGAGATTTTTGATCTGGATCATAAGTTTTGATATATTTGCAACAGCAGTTTGTTGTCGTAGAATTCTGATTCAATGTTTGTGAGTTGGTCAGTGACAATCTGATCCACTGACTCAAACTTGACATC